GTCCATTTCCTTTACGATCTTGAAATCGTGTCCACTTTCGGGATCCGTGATATCACCAAAGTCTTCATCAAGCATGGCAGCGATAACCTTCTTGAAAAGAATCACCCCAACAGATAGAATTTTGATATCACCAGATTCACGATCTAGGACATTCATGTAGTAGCGAGCGCGAGGCTTGATTTGACGAGCGAGATCCTCGTCTTCCTTGCGCCCAGTTTTCCAGAGAGCGTAGTAAAGATCACACATGGGACAGTTCTCCCCATGAACCTTACGACAGTGGATGTTGCGAACATTACCATCGGGGCCAGGAACACGGTGAATCTTAGTCTCAGCGTAGAACTCTTTTTCGTCATCCTTCCAAGGGAGGATGCGGACAGCATTAGAGCCTTCGGGAATTTGGTAGAACTTGTTGAGGAAGTCCGTGTTGTTGTTAGTGGAGCCCCCAGGGTTGTTAAGTTGTTCGTGCTTTTTGCGTAGTGCGTCTAGATCAATAGCCATTGTAGTTTCTCCTGTTAGTTAGTAGAGTATGATAGTGAGATTACTTGTAAAGTTTAGTTTCTTCTCGTTTGTTTGCGGATACCTGTTGCAGCATATCCTTTTTCTGCTCAAGAGCGCGAACAAGGCCCTTGAGTAGTTCGTATTTGAAGGTAGCCTCGCTAACCTCCTTCTGAGCGGTTACGAAAGTCTCATCTGCAAAAACAAGATCGTCCAGATCCTTAGCGGTCAGCTTTTTGATCGTTCCATTCTTGTAGTCACGGCGAAGCGTAGACGATAGACGCACTAGCTCCGTATCGAGATCATTCATTCGCTTTTTTGCAGCACCCATTAGTCCATAATAGTACGAATAGATAGATGCTTGTCGGAACATTTCGTTGTCGATGTTATACTCGTCAAACTTCACCACAGCATCGCTAATGGTTTTGTAGTTATCCCAAGTAAACTCTTCAAGTAGTACAGTAAGGTCTTCCATAGTACAGTATTACAGATCGGGGATCAAGATCCTCGAACAATTTTTGTTATATAATTTGGATCCTTCAATTTTTTTGAGGAGTCAGGCATCCTCTTAGGTTTCTTATTCAGAACAGGAAACAGCCTTTTGTATTCATCTTTTTTAACTAGGCTGAGTTCTCCTGTGGAATCCATAGCGACATAATCCCCTGGAGATCCTTCTAAAGTGTAGTTAGTAGGTAGAGTCTCTGAGTTTTTTGTCAATCCAAACTTATAAATAATTCTATAGAAGCTTTGCCCATCTTCGACACGAATAGGGTTTGTTAGCGTTGCAAACTGCCATATACCGTTCAGGTATACTGATAGCTTTGTGTATGGTATTCTTGTCCTATTTAGGATATCGTTGAGTTCTAAATCTTTCATAATAGCACCCCACTTATTTAGGGCGCTCGAAGATATATTCAAACAGTTCAGGATTCAAATTTGCAAACAGCCTAAGCATATTTCCAGTAATCATAGTCAGGAACTCATTCTGAATTAGGGGCATCTCATCATCGTCGCCCAAACCAAACAGATCAAATCCAATGTGTATGATTTCGTGGAGCAGAGTATTTTTGTAATCTTCCAGGCTTTGATTAGGGTCCACCCTGATGATTCCTTTAGCAAAATCAACATCTCCGTGAAGAGAATCACTTGCCAGTGATTTTTGTTGAATAGTATAGGTTTTTGCTCCAGTAAAAAATTCCATAGGATGGACTGGTTTGTTTTTCATATTATTCTCCTGAGAATACCTCGTCTCCCTCAGACATTCGTAGGATACCGTAGTCTACCTGCATCGGAACCGTAAACCTAGGTCTACCGTTTCGAGACTTGATAACATACGCTCGCATCCTGCCCTCGTCAAACTCCTCCTCTGACTGATTCAGGGACATAGCAAAATCGCAAGTCCTGATCTTTCCATAAGAATCGCCTAGCTCCGCATCGGTAATGATTTTTACCATCCTACCTTGACGGTTAGTTTGGGTAGCGGTCCAGACTAGGAAGTTATATTCCATAGCTACACCACGAAGTTCCTCAGCAATCTTTTGTTGCGCTTGATACTCCTGTTGAAGATCACGGGTTGGGCGCAGGAGTTCAAGATAGTCTACAATCAGAAGATCTGGCTCAAACTCGTCATAGTTTTTGAGTTGCACCAGTAGGTTCCTGATAGTATTGATAGAGGCTTGTCCTGTAGGGAACTCCTTGATTACTAGCTCGCTACCAGGGAACTCTTTCTTGAACATATCAAGACGCTCCTTGACGGTAAGCTGGTTAGCTGGATCTTTAAGTTTGAACTGAGGCATGAGGGTCATGACGGAATCGAATCTCTGCGCGATCTTATCCTCACTCATCTCAAGAGAAATGTACAAGACTTTCCTACCCTCAATCATCGAGTGTACGCCTTGGTTCACTAGGAACAGAGACTTACCAACTCCTGGGGGAGCAACAACCATAGCCAATTCCTTGGAACCCAAACCCCCCTCTAAGGATTTATTGATGCTCGGGAGGAAAGTCTTGTACTTATTTTCCTGCTTCTTATTGAAGATGCGTTCCCATCGACCAGCGATATCACTAAAGTAATCCTGGCCTGTGTCCACATCCCTATTGATTAGTAGGGCTTTCTTTACGAGAACCTCTACTTCATCCATACGATTCTCTTTGATAAGGGAAATGCTATCCGCGATGGCTGCCTTCATGGCCTCCTTCTTGGCAAAGTTTTCAACCAGATCAAGCATATAATCCGTGTTACCAACGGTAGAAGAATCTACATTGTTGATGTAGGATAGCTCATCCTCGTAGTCAGAAACATTTTCCCTAGTACCCAGAGTGGGCTTTATATCCTGAATAATGAAATCGTCAGTAGGTAGCTTACCATATTTTTCGTAATACTCACGCACACGCTCAAAGATCTTTGAGTGGCTGGGATACTCGAAAAACTCGGGCTTGACCAGATTGATGATTTGTAGATAGAAATCTTTATTAGATTTCAATAGGTATAGAATACCACGCTGAATGTTTTCAGAAAAATCGTATGCCATTGTTATGATTGTTTGTTGGGTTTTTTGATGTCTAGCTTATTGGATCCTATGTCCTTGTAGCCCATCTTGTTTGCTCTATCATAGGCTTCACCAGTCAGTTTTTTGGCTCTTTCCATCTTATTCTTAGCCTCTGTCTCACCGACCTTTCGTAGACCTCTAGATTTAGCAAATTTGTCCCAATCAATATTAGCAGATTTGTATCGGAACGATTCATCGTTCATAGCATTCTTAGTGTGCTCGATCTGGTTATTTAGCCACCGATCACCTGCTGTTTTATCAAAACCTTTTTCTGCGTGTCTTTTATACCGTGCTCTTACAGTTTGGAAATCTTTATCGTTTCCAAAAGCTACACCTACATTCTGATTATCATAAAATCTATCAGAAAGTTTACTGCATTTTGGGCAACGAGTTCTGCTAGGAGCTTTTCCTAAAGCACAGTCTCGCTCCCAAAATATATCGCATTCTCTACATATCCATTCGTAGATTGCCATAATTAATCCTCCCAATAAGGGCAGTCTTCGGGAGGAAGTTTTTCTCTAAACTCCTCCCAAGCTTTCAATACCTTTTCTTCTTTATGCTCCGCAATCTCCCCCATCGAGGGAGCAGGCATCTCCTGACTGGACTCCGACTTCGGCGGGTTCTCGTCTTCCCATGTATTTTTCAATGTTTTCCTCCGTTAGTGCAATTGCTTGTAGTGGTTCGTTTCCTTTTGACCCAGCCCTATAAACTGTAAGGCCCTTGAGATAAGGCGCGTAATCCAGGGCTGCTTGTGAGAATTCCTCTGGAGTTGATGTTGCTGGTAGATTGATTGTCTTACTAATGCAGGAGTCAATAAACCTCTGTACCGTAGCCTGGACCTTGATGTGGTCCTCGGGTGCGATGTCGTAAGCTCCCACGAATGGTTCCAATGATTTCTCTTCGTCATAATACTTCTGGAATAGTGGATCGACTACTAGTTGCTCCTTCCAAGTGTTAGCACTTCTCCATCGGCGGTTGTACATAGCCGAGAAGATGGGTTCGATTCCACTAGAGACTCCATGTAGCATTGAAATAGTTCCGCATGGAGGAATGGTGAGCATGACCGCATTTCTGATGCCATGACGCTTGATAAGCATTCGGATTCGTGCAGGTAGCGTCTTAGCAAATTCTTCATTCAGATACTTCTTGTAGTCAAACTCGGGGAAGGGGTGCTTATCCCGTGCAAGGTATATAGACATC